TTATCAAGTTCAATAACCAGTCCCGATTAACTCTACTAGGTCAGTGGAACATCCGCGAGAAGATGCGGCAAACTGATCTCGCTTACCAACGTGAGATTGATTTCACTGACGAGCAGATGAAAGCCAAAATCTCTAATCGCTACGGTGACCCTACTAAGTTCCAGAACATTACAGTTCCAGTAGTTATGCCTCAAGTAGAAGCTGCTGTTACTTATCAGTCTTCTGTATTCCTTACTGGCACACCTATTTTCGGCTTCGTGGCTGATCCCCAATTCGAAGATGAAGCGCAGCAACTAGAAGCTATTATCGAAGAGAACTCAACCCGCGGAAGTTGGGTGGAGCAGCTTATGTTATTCTTCCGAGATGGTTTCAAATATAACCTGTGCGCTATCGAAGTAGGCTGGGGACGGAAAGTAACAGCGGCGCTGGAAACAGATATTAACTACTCCACATCACAAGGTAGACCTAAGGAAGTGATCTGGGAAGGTAATACTTTGCGCCGTCTCGATCCATACAATACCTTCTTCGACTCTCGTGTGGCCCCAGTAGATATCCCTGCTAAGGGTGAATTTGCTGGCTGGGTTGAGATTATGTCTCGTATCCAACTAAAGAAATTCATTGCAGAACTTCCAGACAAGATTATCCCTAATGTAGTTGCAGCTTTCGAATCTGGACTTGGAGGCGGCGGAGCAGCAGAATCTTATTACATTCCACAGATCAACCCAGATGCCCTGATTTTGAAGAATCCTCGCGCATCTGTAGATTGGATGGCATGGGCAGCAGTAACTGCTACTCAACAACAGATTAACTACAAGAATGTATATGAAGTAACTACTCTGTATGCGCGTATCCTTCCTGCTGACTTCGGCCTCAAAGTTCCAGCAGCTAATACGCCGCAAGTATGGAAGTTTGTTATTGTTAATAATCAAGTAGTTATCTATGCAGAGCGCCTAACAAATGCTCATGGTTTGATTCCTATTCTATTTGGACAGCCTTTGGAAGATGGTCTGGCTTATCAGACTAAATCACTTGCGGATAATGCACAGCCGTTCCAAGCAATTACTTCTGCTATGTGGAACTCGGTAATTGCAGCTCGTCGTCGCGCAATATCAGATCGTGGTATATACGACCCATCTAGAATTGCAGAGCACCATATTAATAACGATAATCCATCTGCTAAGATTCCAGTGCGGCCAGCAGCCTATGGTAAGAGTGTGCAAGAAGCATATTATCCTATCCCTTTCAGAGATGACCAATCTGGTATCTTGATGCAAGAATCCCAAGGAGTGTTGCAATTCGCTAATATGGTATCTGGGCAAAACCAAGTTCGCCAAGGACAGTTTGTTAAGGGTAATAAGACACAGCGCGAATTTGATTCAGTAATGTCTAATGCTAATGGCCGTGACCAGATGACTTCTATGTTGTTGGAGTCGCAAGTATTCACTCCAATGAAGGAAATCATCAGGCTCAATACATTACAGTATCAAGCTGGTATCACTCTCTACAGCCCCTCAAAAGGTAAGAACGTAGAAATTGATCCAGTAGCTTTGCGTAAAGCAGTTATTAACTTCAAAGTATCTGATGGACTTACACCTACAGATAAATTGATTAACTCTGATACCTTGCAAGTCGCAATGCAAGTAATTGGCTCATCGCCGCAGATTTCTGCTGGCTACAATGTGGCGCCACTGTTCTCTTACTTCATGAAAACACAAGGTGCTCACTTATCTCCGTTTGAGAAATCGCCAGCACAACTTGCATATGAACAAGCAGTACAGCAGTGGCAACAAACTATGCAGATGGTAGCGCAGCAACTTGCTCATGCTGATCCTACAACTGTACAGAATGTTATGAAACAATTACCTAAGCAACCAGTTCCACAGGATTATGGCTATGATCCTTCACAAGCAGTAGGTACTGGGCCATCTGGGATTGGACAAGTTACTGCTGCTATTGCCAGCCCAGATATGCAAACACGTAATATCAACAAGGTAAATAATCCTTACGGAACTACAGGAGATTCTGCGTAATGTCAACCTTAATACCCAACACGTTTTCATCTTATCAGCTTACACGAGAGGAAGATCTCTCAGGAAGGATTCTTAACACACAACAAAGACAAGTACTGCAAAACCAGCTATCTTCAATTGCAACGGATAAGTTAAATCTTATCTTTAATCCAAAGGAACCAGAGGATTACGCAATGCAGGTAGCTTATAAGCAAGGTCAGCTGGATTTTATTAACTATCTCCTAGCTGAGTCAGAAGAAGCAGGAGCAATTGCTTACCATCAAAAAGTAACATCAACTAATCAGGAGTAATTAAAAATGAGCATCATGGACAAACTGTTCGGTACTGCACCGGCGCAAACTGCCCCTACCCAACAACCCGCATCAGGTACTGGTAATCCCGGGAATATTCCACAAGGAGCTGGCACGCAGCCTGCTGCTGGTAGTGGCGTTGTTCCAGCAGGAGCCGCCAATGAACCTACGAAACCAGAATCCCCACTGGATGGCTTTAGTGACCTATGGCAGCCTCCTACTAAACCTGAGGGCACAGCGGGGGAACCTGCTAACTTCTTTAATGTAGATCCTGCTAAGTTAATGGAATCTGCTAAGAGAGTTGACTTCAGTAAGGCAATTACTCCCGAACAGTTAGCTGCAATTCAGCAAGGTGGCGAAGGTGCTACTAAAGCGTTTGCAGAAGCAATGAACTCTGTAGCACAACAAACTTTCGCACAATCCGCAATGGCAACTACTAAGATCGTCGAAGCAGCACTTGCTAAGGCTGAGGCATCTTATGACGCAAAGATCCCGGGTATGCTCAAGAAACAGCAAGTTAATGAGAACCTGCGGCAAGACAATCCTATCTTCAATCATCCAGCAACAGCTCCTATTCTGTCCGCAATTGAACATCAGCTTACATTGAAGAATCCAACAGCGTCTGCTGCTGAGATTACCAATATGGCTAAAGACTACATGACTCAATTCGGCGCAGCTCTAGCTCCTAAGCCTGAGCCTGTGAAACCAGCTAAGGGCGAAATCGACTGGAATAGCTTCCTAAACTAAAACTTTCTTGTAATCTAATAGGAGAATCAAAATGGGCATTCTTAAGCCTGTAGTATGTGACGGTATAACTCATCGTCAAATCGCTGTCGGTGATATTGTTGCGGGTGCAGAAGTTGTTCCTGCTACTAACGCTGGCACAGCAGTAACACTTACTGGTTCCATGCTATCGCTTGGTAATTTTCTTGGCAGTCCCGGCTCCGCTAGCACTCTGACACTGGATACGGCGGCTAATATTATTGCAGCTCTGTCTGGCGGTCTTGGTAGTGTTGGTATCCAGAATGGTACTAGCTTCCGTTTCCGTGTTATCCAGACTACGGCGTTCACAGCTACTCTGCAAGCTACAGCTAATACTGGTATTACTGTTAATCGTGGTGTTGTACCTGCATCTGGTTTCAAGGAGTTCTTGGTAACTATTGTGAATGGTACTCCAGCTCAGACTTTCCAAGCTAATACTACCAATGCAAGTAACATCGTAACTGGTCTGACTAGTGCACAAGCAGCACAGCTGTCAGTTGGTCAAGTAGTAATCAATGCTGTCAATGGTCTGCAAGGTACATCCGTTACAGCAGTCAATGTTACCTTGGGCACTGTATCTCTGTCTGGTAATGCTAACGCTACATCTACCTCTCCAGTCGCAGTCAGCTTCAGCCCAGTTGTCCAAATCGACGGTCTGTCCGCTTAAGTCTATAACTAACAAGAAAAGGAAACTAAAATGTCTGCTGGTATTTTTTCAACTGCTCTGCTTACACAAGACCTAGCTAAGAGATCATTTGCGGGTATGATTACTCGCTTGATGCCAAATGGTACTGCACCTCTGTTTGGTATTACTTCTATGCTGGACTCTGATACAGCAGTAGCTATCGAACATGGCTTCTTTACTAAGACCATGCTCTTCCCACAACTTACTGTATCTGCTGCTGGTCAAGCTGCTGGTGATACTACCTTCACAGTTGGTTCTACTACTAACGTGCTCCCCGGCATGATTATGCGCGTAGATACAACTGGCGAAAATATTATCATCAACAGTGTGCTGTCCGCAACTCAAGTGTCTGTATCTCGTGCAATTGGCTCTGTTGCTGCACAAGCTATCGCTGCTTCTGTTAATCTGTATCAAGTTGGTAATGCTTACGAAGAATCTTCTATGCGTCCTAATGCATTGATTATTAATCCAGTTCGTATTACTAACTTCACTCAGATCTTCCGTAATACTTGGGCAATCTCCGATTCCGTCCGTACTACAATGATGATCGCAGGTGATACTAATGTTGCTGAAAGTCGTCAAGATTGTGCCGCCTTCCACGCTGCTGACATCGAGAAGGCTATCTTCTTTGGTCAGAAGTCACAAGGTACACGTAATGGTCAGCCTTTCCGTACTATGGATGGCTTGCTGAACATTGTTGGTAACATCGGTTACTATCCCTCGTACTACGCTTCTCCAAACGTAACAACTGCTGGTGGTACTACTAACTACACACAACTGGAAGCTGCTCTCGATCCAGTGTTCAACCAAGCTACTGATCCTAAGGTTGCTAATGAGCGTGTGCTGTTTGTTGGCGGTCAAGCTAAACGGGTACTTAATAACATTGGTCGCTTGAATGGTACTTACTATATGGTTGATGGTCAAACCTCTTGGGGTCTGCAATTCACAACTATTAAGACTGCTCGTGGTACGTTCCGTGTTATCGAACATCCGCTGTTTAACTCCAATACCAGTTGGTCTAAGATGGCAGTAGCTGTTGATCTGTCCTCTTTCCGTCTGGCTTACTTGGGTGATCGTAAGACTCAGAACAAGGAGTTCAATCAAGACGCTGATGCTAATGATAATGGCATCGACGCAGTTGGTGGTACTCTGACTACTGAGCTTACAGCAGTTGTTAAGAATCCTCCAGCTAATGCAGTTATCTATAACCTGACTGCTGCGGCACAAGGTTAATAGGTAGTATAACTATAACATTGCAATCAACAAACTCCTCTCACTGTTTAATTACGGTGAGAGGTTTTCAACAGAAAAGGAAGTTTCAATCATGGCTATCAAATCATTGTTTAAATCCCGTATTCCATTCATTCAGTATTTCTTCAAGAATGGTAAACAAGCCGCATTTCTGAACGGTGAATTTATTACTGATGTTCCCTCAGAAGTAGAAGAACTTAACTTGGAGGTGACTTCAGGTCATCCACACATCTTTATTGACGAAGAAAAGAAGACAATTGATACTAATCAACTTGATCCACTCGACGAGATTCGCCGTAAAGCTGTAGAAGAATACAGAGCAAGTATTGCAGCAGCCACTGATAAGAACCAAGATCGCGGAAGTACCGAACAAGGTAAGCTGGAAGGTATTGCCTCTACTAGCACAATCGCTGATGCATCCGCTAGTTCTGACGCTGCAGCCGGTAATCCTGCTATTGCAGCAGCTCTTGCTAATCTCACTAAGTAGTACAGTATAATAATAGAGGGCTTTAAGCTATGACTTCCTTTGCAGATATGTTAACTCAAGTATACACGATCACAGGTCGTCCCGATCTTGTGACTGAAACTACTTTAGCTCTCAAGCAAGCTACGCTTAAAGCCCATAACTCCGACTTCTTCCCTAGGGATATTTATGAGACTGGTATATCCTTCGCTGCTGCTGACTATATACAGCAGTTCGATTACCAATCAGTCTTGCCGCGGTGGAGAGCGTTAAAATACATTCGCAAGTTTGATTCAGTGAACAACTCGGCGGGAAAGTTCTTGAAAGTAATCACTCCTGAACAGATACTAGATGGCTATGGCAATGAGAAAGCCGACATCTGTTACCAAGCTGGGTCTAAGTTACAGATTAAAACATACGAACAGAATCAGTATTTTCTTCTAGGTTGTTACTTAAATCCATCGGTTGATCCTCTGAATTATATTTCATGGATTGCTGAAGTACAACCTGATGCGATAGTTGTATTAGCATCAGCTGCTATTTTTAAGATGGTTGGTTTCGATGAACAAGCATCTATGTATACACAACTTGCAGCAGATCAGTTAGGTATGCTGAAGGTTTCTTATTTACAGACGATTGGATACTAACATGAGCGGCTCTATTTGGAATCCCGGGGGCACACTTATCAACTCAGTTGAATCAAATACTACTGAGGAATCATTAATTGCCTCCGCTGGACAAACTACGTTTACACTAACAACGATAGCATATGAGGTAGGGGCTGGCGCTCTTGTTATTTACAGGAATGGACAAAGACTTAGAATAGGGGATGATTTTACAGAAGTAAGTTCTACCAGTTTCAATCTCCTAGTGTCTCCCGCTGTGGCTGCTGGAGAAATAATTACTGCTGTTACAGGACTTACTACTGCTTATGCCGCCGCTGCTGCTATCTCAGCAACGAATGCTGCAACAAGTGCTACTGCTTCCGCAAGTTCGGCAACCGATGCTGCCAATTCCGCCACTGCTGCTTCGAATGCTCCTGTAGCCGTGCCAACTCACGCAGCAGCATCTAAGGCTACTCCAGCAGATGCTGATGAGTTTCCGCTAGTTGATAGTGCTGCTTCATTTGTATTGAAGAAGTGGACATGGGCAAATCTGAAGGCGGCACTGACGATAGATAACTCCATCAACGATTTCCGCCTGTCTCTTCAAACTGGCGTACCTGTCCCAACAGCAGATCAGACATCAGTAAACGGAGTGTACCTTATTCCCTATAAGGGAAACAGAATTGCCTTGTACAACGGCACTGTGTGGAATATACGTATTGCCGCACAGCAATTTACATCTCTCGGGACTCTCGTTGCAAGCCGCCCTTACGATGTATTCTGCTACGACAACGCAGGTACTCCTACGCTGGAATATCTGGCGTGGACAAATGATACAACTCGAGCAACTGCACTAACCTATCAAGATGGCGTGCTAGTTAAATCAGGAGATGCGACTCGGCGCTATCTTGGCTCATTCTATACCACGTCAACAACTACAACGGAAGATTCTGTTGCCAACCGCTATCTGTGGAATTACTACAACAGAGTAGTACGTCCGATGAAGAGGGTGGAGGCAACGGCATCTTGGACATATGCAACGGCAGCATGGAGGCAGGCAAATGGTTCCGTAGCTAACCAGCTTAACTTTATTGTTGGTATGGCAGAGGATGTTGTGTGTGCTGATGTTCTAGGAAGTTTCAGTGGGCCAAGCACAACCACGACTGCTTACGTTGGTATCGGACTTAATGCTACCAATGCAAATAGCGGGGTAAGTGCTGCCGGCGCATCAAATACTACTTACATGGGGGGTGTACCTCTTTCATCAGCCTTTAAAGGGCACCCAGCAGTAGGCAGAAATTACCTTGCATGGATCGAGTACGCAGGTGGCTCTACCTGTACATTCTATGGTAGCACGAGTAGTACTGGCATTATAGGGGATGTTATAGCATGAAACTATTTGAATTGCACGACAAAATTGCATTAGTATGTCCGATCATCGGAATCAACTCTGATGGTATTATCTGCTTCAAGGATGAAGCAACGGATGACCAGAAGACGCAAGCTAAAGCTATGATGGACTTGCATTATAGTGAACTGGAATTGATGCCATGAAGCTGACTATCTCTTTAATTATCTGGCTATTTTGGCTTGTCTTCGCCATCTCAGGATTGATTGCGGTTCCTATTCTGCTGGCTTTCGGCTGGGAAGGTTACACCGGGCCGTGGGGTAACTCGCTATATGGTAAGTATGGAAACGGCACAACCCTCACTCGCTCCAATGCTTATCTATTCCTAGCAATCCGCAACCCTGCCAGTAATGTAGGAAGGCACTGGTTTGGTGTGCCTGCTACCGCTACGTGGCCTTGGTATGTTGATAACAATTGGATTCGCTACGGCTGGGCTGAAAAGCCTGATAGCAGGGATGGAAGCCGTAAGTTTTATTTCAACCCGTTTCGCTGGACACATTAGAAGAAGGGTATAACGATGACAACACTATCTACTCACCAGCTTGTAACAGCTGCTGGTACTGATCTTGAAACAGCTTTAGCAAACAAACTAGATGTAGCTGACTTTATAGGCTCTCTAGGAAGTGGCTCACTAGTGTTACCTAACGGGGATATTATCAAAATAGGTACTATCGCTTCTACAGCATCTATTGGAGCTAACGGAACTTTGCAGGTTACCGTTACATTTGCCGCAGCGTTCCCTAATAACTGTCTCTACTTTAATGCTGTGCTGACTCCTGCTGTGTCAACAGACTTTTACGGACTGACTTCGCTTGTTTCACTTACTAAGACTGCTGCTGTCTTTATTGTAAAGAATGGAGCCACTGCACAGGCTGTTGCCTCGGGCAAGTTCTTTGCTTTAGGTAACTGATTCGAATTCGAATAACAAGCTTCCTATAGGATAACAATAAAAATGGATGCAAAAGAAAGAAGGCATAAAATCTTGGGTGAAGAAGATATCGAAGCTATAGCCTTAAAATTAACAGAGTTCTCTGGGCTAACGCCGGAAGATCATAAGAATCATCACGAGCTTCTGGAGTTATTCATAAAGGAGCACAAAAGAAAGATAGAAAGAAAGGAGAAGTGGTTGCAATCTACCCTTGGTTGGTTTACTGTAACTGTTCTAGGAGGCCTTGGAACATTAGTATACCACGGACTCCAATGGCTGATAGATCACTATAAATCATGACACAAGTATCCTATAGAGCTAATCTTAATGCAGCTTCCTACCCGTTCCTATCGGAGAATCAGGGTAGGTCTGTTATCGTGCGCGGTCAGGATGGTAATTACATTCCTAATGTTACATCGCAGGAGGATAAGGATAAGGCTGGTATTCCTCAGATGTACTATTGCCATAATGTCATGCCAGTAGAGGATGGTATGCAATCTGTGGGCTACAACTTATTAGTAGATTATGTTGGGCTAACTGAGTCAGGATTCAATGAGACTCTGCTATTACGAGATAACTTAGGTAATAAAGCCTACCTTGCGAAGATGACAGATACGCGGAACTATGTCTACTTACCTGTATCTAATACATGGGTTGCTACAACTTCCATTCCTTCGTCTGCTGGCGCTTTTGTAACTACAGCATTTATCAACGGAATTACTTATATCTATTTTTCTGGGATAGGTTGCTACAAGTATAACTGGAGTACCAATACTCTGGACACTGTAACTCTGACAGGATTAACTGCGGCGAATGTTATCGGAATTACGGCTGCTGCTGGGTATATGATAGCTTGGACTAAATCTTCTGTAGCATGGAGTTCTTTGATTGATCCAACAGATTTTACTCCATCCTTATCTACAGGAGCAGGCGGCGGTAATGTACAGCAGGTTAAGGGTAATATTACATTCTGTTTCCCTAACATGTTAGGCTTCATTATTTATTCAGAAGATAATGCCGTTGCTGCACTAGCTTCCAACAATACTAGATACCCATTTAACTACAGAGAGATTGTAGGTTCTGGAGGATTGAGAGATAATACCCTGATTGCCTACGATGCAGATACAGCCGATCATTACGTATATACCACGGATGGAATGCAATTAGTAACATCCAAGTCTGCTCAAATGGTATTTCCAGCTGTTACAGACTTTGTAGCAGGATCCTATTTTGAAGACTTTGATGAATCGTCGCTTACATTCTCTCGTACTGTTCTTACCTCGAACATGAAGAAGAAGGTAACTGTTGTATCATCTAGATATCTGATTATCTCATACGGCATCTCCTCATTTACTCATGCGCTGGTGTATGATACTTCACAGAAACGTTGGGGCAAGTTAAAGATAGATCATGTAGATTGTTTCGAGTTTGCTACTCTCGATCCAGCTGTAGTTGAAGCTCCGAAAAAGGCTGTCTGCTTTCTGCAGGCTAACGGAGTTATTATGCAGGTGGACTTTTCTGTGGGATCAACTGTCTCATCTGGGATTCTAGTGTTAGGTAAGTACCAGTACGTAAGAACAAGAACACTACAACTGGATACGGTTGAACTGGAAAATATCAGAGCTAATAATACCTTTGCATTGTACGATGTACCTAATTTAGATGGTAAGGCAGGTGTTGCTATAGCTGGAACTCTTATCAGTAATAGTAATAATACCAGAAAATATGGGTTTAGATCAGTAGCCATTAACCACTCACTGATCTTCAAGGGAGGTTTCTACGTAGTATCACTGCAACTGGACTTCAACGTGCACGGAAGAAGATAGGAGTACTGTATGCCTAATAACATGTCTATTAACCTAGGGCTTACCATAGTTCCGGAGGCGCATAATCCTGAGGATGCGCTGGAATTTAATAAGATATATAATGCGCTTAATACATTAGGTAATGCGCTAGATTCCTACACTTCTCCTGTTGCCTATCCTCAAGCTGATTGGCCTAGTCTACTTCCTTCTTCCACGCTAAAGTGGCAAAACATGTGCAGAGCTTACTTCTTAGCTTCCGAGGCAATAGTAGCAGGAGCAGTTATTAATATCTGGAGCAATGCAGGAACACCTAATATTAGGAATGCCAATGCATCTGTACCACAGTATGTGCGAGGAGTTGCACCGAATGCCGTAGCTTCTGGAAGTTATGGTGAAGTGTTTCTGAAAGGAATGGCGTTTATTTCTGGACTAACTCCGGGGGCTGTATATTACTTATCTAATACAGCAGGATTGATATCATCCGCGCCCGGAGCCAACTCACAGATTGTAGGTTTTGCTTTAACATCTAATACATTGTTATTCGATCCGGAGATTAAGTAAATGAACAGTACAGTACAGACACGCGGCGAAAGAAATAATAACCCCGGAAATATTCGTAAGGATGGAAGGACGGTATGGAAGGGACAACTTACAAGTGGCGCCGATCCTAGCTTCGTAACATTCCTTGATGCTAACTCCGGTATTCGCGCCCTTGCAGTTATCCTCAAGAACTATCAGACTAAGCATGGCTTGAGAACATTACGGGATATTATTAACCGTTGGGCACCTCCGGTAGAGAATAACACAGAAGCTTACATCAATGCTGTATGTACTGACTGCTCTATTACTGACTCTGAAGTCGTAGATTTAGCGATCCCTAGTGTACTGGTTAAGGTAGTGAAAGCTATAATCCACCATGAAAACGGTCGCTGTCTCTACAGTGATGATAACATCTTACAAGTTGTGAAAAGTTTATAGCCCTAGGAGAATAGTATGGATACCCTGAAACAGTTACTTGGAACAGTTGCACCTTGGATTGGCTCTGCATTAGGGGGGCCGCTGGGAGGTGCAGCTGCTACAGCTATTGCTAAGGCACTAGGATTGCGGGAAGAAGATGCCAAAGATATGTCCTCAATCCAAGCAGCTATTGCTGGTGCAACTCCAGAACAGATGCTTGAACTTAAGAAACAAGATCAAGACTTTGCAGTACAGATGCAGTCTCTGGGCTTCTCGCATATTGAGAAACTTGACGCGCTATCTCAACAGGATAGAGATTCTGCAAGACACAGAGAAGTTAGCACTGGCGATAAGGTTAATCGCAATCTGGCTTATCTGTATACATCTGGATACTTTATTATCATTGGGGTCGTAATCACAGCTGGTATTAAGGCAGAAGCTAAGGACTTGGTAAACGCCCTGCTGGGAATGATGAGTGCCGCACTTGTTGCAATTAATGGGTATTACTTCGGATCATCTAGCGGCTCCGCTACTAAGACAGAGTTGCTAGGAAAACAGTTAAGTGCCCAACAAGGGCAAGGAGAATAATAAAATGGCTACCGACACGCTTGAGAATAAACAGGCACCTAATAACGGGGTTGACCTCGCTTCAATTCTTAAACTCTTTATTCCGTCACAAGGCGATCAGACTACTAAGACTTCCGGCGGAACCCAGACTACCCAGACTGGACTAGATCAGAAAACTATAGAAGGTTTGATCAATCAGTTGCTAGGATCTAATCAAGGTCTGGCATCTGTTGTATCTGGACAGAACACGTCTGGTATGTATAACTCCACTGTGAATACTCAGCTAGTTAATGATCTAATGAGTAAGGTGACTACAGACGTAGCTGCTAAGGCGGCTCCATCAGTAGTTACTACATCGCCACTTACTAAGACTGCTTCCACAGCCGCACAAGTTGATCCTATTATGGGACTCCTTGGTACTGCTGGTGCGTATGTGGGTAATAGGATTCTTAAGAAGTCTGGCATTCAAGATGCTATTGACGGGGCAAGCGATAAGCTAGGTGGAGCTATCTCCAGCGCACTTGGTCTTGGTGATTCCTCTACAGTAGCTGGCGCTGGCGTTGGTAATGCTGTGAGTGATTCCCTATCTTCTGCAGGTAGCAATCTTTTCGGCGTAGGAGGCTCCAATGCTGTATCTAGTTTCGCAGATAGTATCTCATCTTTTGGCGGCCTTGGCGATGCTGTTGGCGGTGTAATGAATAACTTCTTAGGTTCAGCCGGTGGGAATGTTATCGGAGATGCTACAGGTATTATGGGATTGGATGGTGCTATGGGGCTTGGAACTAATAGTGTACCTGTTCTTGGGCCAGTAATGGATTTCGCTAACGGTAATCCCGCTGGTGGTATTGGTACTATCATAGGTTCTATGACACCTCTTGGCCCAGTTGGTGGCGTAATCGGTGGATTGGTAGGTGATCTTGTCGGGGGTGATTCTGTTATCTGTACTGAATTGCACCGTCAAGGTTTGCTAGCATCTGATGTATATGCTCTTGATAGCATCTATGGTAAGACTAAGGTATCTGCTAGAGTAATGACAGGTTATCATTCCTTCGGTATTCCTATTGCACAAGCAATGGCTAAGAGTTCTTTCATTACCTCTTTGGTTAAACCATTCGCTACAGCTTGGGCTAATGAAATGGCACATAAGATGCAACCACACGCTTACGCGCCTGACCTGCTTGGTAAGCTCATCTTCGCTATCGGTGTACCAGCGTGTGCTGCTATTGGATATGCTATCTCTCTTAAGAAAGGGGCTATGTCATGGGTTCCATCGACCAACTAATTCAGACTCAACCCTTCGGTACTCCTGCTATCCTTAACAGCGTAGCAGGACGTAATACGCAGATTGAGTCTGATAAAACTGCGGTATCAAATGCAACAGTTAAAGCAGACGATGTATTCTCTCAGTACGTAAATACTATTGATCGCGATGTTGGTAATGTCCTTATTGTTAAGCAAGCAGAAGGTATTCGTGAAGCTGACCTGAAGAATAATACTAGCAAAGCTATCATTGCTGCGGGCGCTGATCCAGATACTATTGTGGCTCTTACACAACAAGCTGGCCAAGAGTATCAACAAGCTCTTGCTGCCAGAGACAAGATTGCGCAGAAAGAATCTGTAGGCTTCTTGGACTCTCCTATTGAGTACCTTGTGAATCAGGTAACTCTTGGACAAGATTACGCAGACTATAATGCACATGTCGATAAACATAACATGATGCAAAATCGTATTGTAGCACTGAATACAGCATCTTCTGATATTGGTAAGGCTGTAGCAGCTACTCAAGAATCTGAATCGCTGGATACTATCAATCGCCGCGCAGTTGTAGCTGCCGGCGCACTGCAAGATAAATCCTATCAGACCCAAGTTGAAGCTCTTAAGTATGATCAGAACTCTCTAAATGAATTACGTTCTATGAGTGAGGAGCAGATCAGAAATCAGATGGGTGCAGCATCTCTTATTAGACAAGATGAAGATATGGAGATGCGCAGGAAAGACTTCGTATTGCGTCAGGAAGAGCTTAAGCAACGTGCGGAGTCCGCTGCTGATGAGCATGAATTGCGCCGTATGACTTTAAAGCAACGGGAAGAAGAGATGGCATCTCAAGCTGGATTGGTAGAGGCCCTAAATCGCGGTCGTGCTACCAAGGGACTTCCACCACTTGATGCTAAGACTGCTATCAATGTTCTGAAGATGAACAATCCTATCGGCGCCGCCGCTAATGTTGATCTCGCTGCCGGTTATACAGAACTTAGTACACAACCACGCGATGCGAATGGTAATCCAGACCCTACAAAACAAGGTATTAGATCTCTCGGATCGGATCTTTCCTCGGCAGTTGGATCTATTCTTGTCAACAATGCGCCCGGATCTTCTGAAGGACAGAGACAGGTTATCAAAAGAATCAATGACCTTAGGGATAATGTACTCCTTAATCCTCAAAATGCTAATATCAAACCTAACGTACTTGCGGATACTGTAGCTGATGATCTTAAGAAAGAGATCAACAACGATAAGAATAATGTACCTCAAGGGCGCGGATCGCTTCTGGAAGTTCCTGCACCTTCGGTAGTTCTTGAAACTAATGAGAATCTTGTTAAGCTTCCCTTCGTATCAAAGGTAATTGTTCCTAGTGTACAGCAGAAGGGAGCAACTGATCCTACTGCATTAGTACTTCGCGGCGTTGCGGAAGTTAAGGCAGGTAATCTAAAGGTGAATGACTTGATTGATGGTATTTCTCAGTACTATACTCAAGCTAATCAGCTCAATGCAGCGCAAAAGGATCTTAATGCATTCGGTATTACTGCACCTAGTACTTACAACGTTAAACTGGATGTAGGTGTTCCATTTGTAGGGCCTGTCGATCTTGTTAATAAAGCTAAAGTTACAGCTGTTATTATGTCCAGATTGAGATACGAGAATTTTGGGTCACTGCATCCAATCGAGGGTGTAACAGATTGGCAGCCTACTTCATTTAGAGGAGAGAAATAATGTCTTTCTCAGATTACTCTCAAGAAACAGCTTATCAACCATCTCAGATGGAAGACTTACCAGACTACCGTATCGCTTCCGAGAACCATAACTACGGTAATGGAAATGCAGTAACTTATGATCCATCAACTTGGGGTGACGCTCTATCCAATGCAGGTAAGTTCGCAGTAGGTTCCGTTGTCTCAGGTTGGAATGGTATCGAGAATACAGCAGTGGCTGTAGGTAACTTCCTCGGAGGTGACTTCCAGAAAGCGAATACTGCGGCAGATCTTGCTGGCATCGACTCTGATCTTGGTATGTACTATCTGAAGAACCAACAAGCAATTGATACTGTTGGCTTCATTCTAGGTTCCACTGTTGGTGGCATGGCTGGTGTTAAAGTCCTCAATGCAGGACTCAAGGTATTTCAAGCGGCCGAAACTACTGGTATTGTTGGTGCCAATCTGGGCACTGCAACTGGTCTGATAAATCCTGCAGTAGATGCTTACATTGCTAAGGCGGGTATCGAGATTGCGCAGACTTCGCAGGCTTTCTCGTGGCTCAATGCTGGCGTACTTAAAGCCGCTGGTGCAGGTATTGGACAAGCAGCTCTGGAGAACGCAGTATTCACTACTGTAGGTATGGCTACTAATGCGGCGTCACCTGTGTTAGAGGACTCCGATCGCGGCGACATTGTATCTAACATTCTGTGGGGAACAGGTGTTGGCACAGTCATTGGTGGAGCTTTCAATCTTGCTAAGGTTGCTCGCGGTGTTAAGGCTACTGTTACTACAGCAGAAGATAGTACCATGTTTGCCCGCGCCATTGATGAATTACAATCAGATAATAAGAACGTCCAGCCATCTGATCGTATTATTCTGTGGCAAGGTACGCTGGAGAAAAGATTGAGTCCAGAAGCACAAGCTCTTATGAGTGATCCTAGCAATCCACTGTATCAGAAGGTACAGAGAGATATGCAGGACATGACGAGTAAGGTAAGGAATCTGCAAGGCGCTGAGATGCAGGCTCTTGCTCGCGGTGATGCGGAATTATCTGTTTCTACTTGGAACCTTATTAAAGGACTAGATGGTAAAGCAATGCAAGAAGCACTGTATGCTTCTACAAGCATTGCGCGCGTAGGTGTGCAAACAGCGGAGGAATACTCTTTCATCAGAGCTGCTAAGAAACTGGTAGGTATTGAGAATCCAGAGGCAGCAGATACTATTCAGTCCTTCCATACTCGCTTTGTAGCCCTCACTGGCGAACAAGCTGGACAAGTATTCTCTGAGGAACCTCTGGTACTTAACATCGCTGACACTGTGAAGAACGCAGCAGCGGTTGATTCCAAGGTTAGTTCTTATGGATACAAATTCTCTCAAACAGATTTCAATGTAGCCAATCCAGAGTTGAGTCATCTAGATGTAGAGGCTAGATACCTTGCAGCGGATAGGGACTTTAGACTAACCGCAGGTAGCACAGTAGGTGCTAAGGATATCCCTGCGCTGGAGAAAGCTTACTTCCAAAAGCTAGATGGATTGAAACTGGATCACGGCGATGGAGTTCCAGAAGTTTTAGGGAGTAGACAGGAAATCTATTCGGCGCTCGGTAATGCTAAGGATCAAGCTATTCATGAGATGCGACTGGCAAAGGTATCCGAAGAAGAGATTGCTAAGAGAGTCAATGTTACTCAAGCTTATCTTCGGGGGGAAGCTGGTACAGAACTTGAATCGAATCTGTTTGCTAGACAGAAAGCTGCTGCTGACTGGATAGCTAAGATGAAGGATACTGGAGTGGATACTAGCAAACTCCCTAGCCTAGAGTATCAGCCGAAGTATGCTAAGGTGATCTATAGTCCAGAAATTATTGCTGGCTTCAAGCCTATGGAAGCTAACGCTATCTCCCTCATTAAGGCTAGATCGAAACTGTATCAGCAAGGCGTGGACACAGTAGTTGCCAAGTATGCAGGTGATCTTGCATCGCGGCTTACTCTTGGTACTGAGGATGAGTTACTGAAAGCCAATCGCTTCGGTGCTGGTGCTGGCCTGTTTAGTTTCGGTAACGGTAACTACGGTACTCTTGCAAGTCTGGCAGAAAGCAATGGACAAGTTACATCCATACTCCAGAAGAAGTTTGTAGATGAAACTACGGATGCTCTTACTCCTGCTATCGTTAAAGCCGCACAGGATAGGGACTCTATGATTGAGTTCGCAGTTGTGAATAATAGAATCGCGGCTACTCCATCTAGTGTTCAGTATGTACATGTTGACTTGAAGCAGATGTTTGGGGATAAGTTATCAGTACTTCCCGGACTTGATAAGGTAATCAATGAGCGCGGAGTTGGTATGATGCCCACAGCTCAACTGAAGTATTATCAGGATTTGGTATCAGGAGTTATTCACAAGGATGGTAACGGTAACATTGTGCCACTGAGTGTCCCTAAGTTAGAGGCCGATGCCCCCATCTTTATTCCCGTGAATAGAGAGAACACCTCTAGTATCATTCAGGCTCACATGGAACGTAGCGATAACAATATCAATCGCTTCCAAGAACTGCGCGGCTCGCAAGGTCTGGCAGTAACAAAGAAGATTGGCACGTTCCAACCTATACATCCTAATCCTAAGGACTATCCGTTCTTTGCCTTGGTAGTCGATGATAGTGTACATGGTGCAGGTCATGTAAGTATGATCAATGCTTCATCTTCTGAAGATTTGGAAGCCTTGATTTCTAAAGTACCTGCTGATAGAAATTACAGAGTAATCAAGAAATCTGACAGTATTGATTTCCACAAAGCTCTTGGTGACTTCGAGTACAATAGAACTCTGAATGAGAATTACATCAATGCTGACCTTAAACGTGTTGGTGCTAATACTCAATTCATTCCTGCAACTGATGCCGATGTTGTAGCTAGGAATCTGCTCGAGTTCCACACAACAGCAGATAATACTTTTGCAAGAGAGTTAGTAAGTGCGAAACTGGATAAGGAGTTTTCTTTCCTTCGCAGGCTCGGTGAGAGATACTCCGACATCGAAGCATCATCCTATAGCACTAGCACAAAGTACGCGGAAGCTATCGCTAAAAATCCATTCATGGATTATGTTAAGACCTCGTTGAACATCTCTAAAGTAAATGAGTATCCATTACTACAAGGGTTCAACCAGATTCTTGATAAGGGTGTTAGCTTCGTAGCACAGAAGGCACAAGATGCTTTATTCAAAGCCAGAACCCCAGAAGATGTTGAGGCCGTGCATCGTATCTATGCAGAGCACGGTATTATGACCGGGACTTACGATGCTAGTAATGCAGTATATGCCAACCACACAGCTCCTCGCGGTGCGCTTAACAGCTTCATTCGGGCTTCGAATGGTATCGTTTCTACACTGGTAACACGTACTGATCCATTTAATGCCGGCAATAACATGTTAGGCTCTTTGCTCCTTACAAGTATAGAGGGTAAGCATGTAATTGATGCTATCAAAGCAGGTAATTCCGAGATTGCTGGGAAGCTTGCATTACAGATTCCGGGCACTGATATGTCACAGCTCTCCATTGGTAGGCTGATTCGTGAGAGCTACGGAGAAATGCTATCTGGTAAGCTGGGGACTGGTGGGGATGCAGCACTGCTGGCAAAGATGGAACGCTTCAAGGCTAATAGGTGGAACAATACTATCCACGATCAGCTGCGTTCAACTCTATCTGATCTTGCATTAGATGGGACTGAAGATGTTACTAGGCTAGATGGTAAGATAATGTCTGCTGTGAATCGTGCGAAGGAAGTGCTTGGCAACGCGGCTGACAAGCTTGAGAATATTACAGGTAATCGTTTGGCTGAAGAAACTAATCGCTTCGTATCTGCACGTGTAATGGATAAGCTTACAGAGCCTCTGGTAGCTGCAGGTAAAATGACTCAAGGAGAAGCAGATGCATACATTAATACCTTTGTTAATAGAACGCAAGTCAATATTACAGCATCACAAAGACCTCTTATTTTCCAAGGGCCGATTGGTCATGCTATTGGCTTGTTCCAATCATACCAATTTAATATCATGCAGCAGCTCTTCCGGTATGTTCAGGAAGGTAGTAGCAAGGATGCTGCAATGCTGCTTGGATTACAAGGAACTTTCTACGGTCTTAATGGTGAGCCTGCTTTCCAGTATCTTAACCAGCACGTAGTTGGTACAGCTTCTGGTAATACTAATCACCGCGATCTGTACGATCTTACCTATGGTACATTTGGTAAGCAAGTAGGGGACTTCGTAATGTATGGTGCACCTAGTGCGTTACTCGGAGTTAATCTGTACTCTCGGGGTGATATTAATCCAAGACAGATCACAGTGATTCCTGCTTCGCCGTCTGAGATTCCTTTGGTAGCAGCCATCAGTAAGACTCTGGGCAATCTTAATAATGTGGCACAGAAGCTAAATGATGGTGGCGCGTTCATGACTACTATGTTAGAAGGTCTGGAACATAATGGATTGAGTCGTCCCCTCGCTGGCTTGGCTGTTGCAGCAGAAGGTATTGCTAGTCCTAGTGGGCAATCCTTTAGTACCACCTCGCAGGGTTCTCTGCTCTATGCTAACGATCTCATGTCACTAGCTAATGTTAAGAGAATCGTAGGGGGTAAGCCACTTGATGAAGCTCTTACTAATGATGCGCTGTTCCGCCATACAGCCTATGAAGCAGTAGATTCTCAAAGGAAGCAGGTACTCGCTGAAGCTATTAAGACTAGGTTCGCAGGTGGCGATGCTCCTACTGCATTACAGGTTCAGGAGTTTGCTAAGGAATATGCGAAGATTGGTGGACAGCAGAAGCAGTTTAATAAGTTTATGTTACAGCAAATGAAAGGAGCAGATACACCTAAAGCAAACATGATAGCGACTGGACTTAAGACGCCAACGGCACAGAGTATGCAATTAATTATGGGAGGTCAGAGTTTCCAATCTATATCTACTCCCACAACGACACAACAAGGAGAAGCACAATGAAAGGTTTTAAGAAGTTTTTAGTTCTGGCACTGGTGAGTGCTGTAGCACTAGTAGCTACCGTAGATGCTCAGGCAATTAATAGCCCGTTCCACTCCGTTAATTACTGGCTGACTTCAGATATTCGTACTACCACACAGAATCTTGCAGACCAGACAGGTATTTATGCTCAAGGTATTCGAGTAGTTTGTGTGGTATCTGCGGCTTCTGGTACTGGAGGATTGATTGTAAAGCTGCAAGGCAAGGAACCGCAGTCTGGTACTTACTATGATGTAGCGGCTACACTTAACAATACGTCTACAGGGGTGATTACTCTACTGGCTGGGGAAGGTATTTGGAATCAAGCCGCTACTCCGAACTTTGTAGCTGCTAACTACTATATGCCGTATATGTGGCGGGTTCAGGTATTGCACGGAGATGCAAGTAGTTATACCTATGACTGTACTTATACGTTGCGAGCAGCACAGTAAAGTACTAGATAAAGAAAAAGCCTCCTTCCTGTAATAGGTTGGAGGCTTTTTCTTAGTGCGCGACAGGCGGAGTAATAATGATCTCTCTGCGTTTCTGTAAGAGTCTGGTACAAGCTTCACAGATAGCATCTACTTCTTCATCTGTGGATACCAACTCATCTAGAACAATGCCAACATACTCTGCAATCCTACCTAGCCGTACATCCCAAGTGTCATTGGGATAATATGATAGGTTCTCTTGTAGCTCTGGATGTTCTAGTATTTCCTTGTTCAATGCAATCATATCTTCCGAAAAGAACTGTAAGATTCTCATCCTGCTATCTCCTTAAAATGTTCTAGCAGAAGCTCACAATGCCCTGCCTGATATCTAGCATCCAGTAGTGCATTATGCATCATATCAGCAGGCCGCGGTCTGATCCTGATTTCTGGGAAGAAGCTCTTAAGTGTACGATAGCACCTACCATTATACGGCTTCCATGGAACTTCCATATCACACGCCGCATAGGCTGCTGTAAGGATAGGAAGATCGAAGTCTGCTCCATTACCCCAAGCTAACAAATCATCGCCGCGCCATTTATACCATAGAGAGAACATAGTAAGTACATCTTTAATTGGAAGAGTGCCAGAATAAGCTTCATCGCGTACATCCTGTGGCTGCCTACTCCACCACGCGACTGAGCTAGGCTCATCGAATAGTCCTACAGCGTGGCAAGATGTTACATCTATCTTCCCGTAGAACTCCTCGCTGCCATCTAACGTGTCCGTAAACATCTGAACTGCGCCGATGCTTAGGATAGCACATCCGGGGTTTATACCTGTTGTTTCCAGATCAATCATGATACCATTAAGTTCTATCTTAGCCATTATAGTGCTCTCCATTGTTACCGTTTTGTCCGATGATGTCAATGCGCTCTTCACTAGGGAAGTCAGTATCCACTCCTAGTCTGTCTACTATTAGCATAGTATCCCTAAGATCACACTCGGGGCACTCATCGTTAAGTTGTGTCTCATATATCACCGCTTTGAATCCACAGGATTTGCAAATAACTTTAAGTTTGCTTGCGAGGATCATCTGTTTCTCCTAGTGCCTTCCGACCAGCAGCACACCAACCAGTATTGAGATGATCCAGACCCACGCAGAGTTTACATTGTCGCAACTTGCTCCTTGGGTGGCTCCCTGTTCTGCCAATCCACAAATCCCTGTATAAGATAGTAAACTCATTTTGTCATTGCCCTTTCTTCTTCCGTTAATAAAGTATTATCTACTAATCCTGAATCATCCTCCACGATCGGTTTTCTAATCGGCAAGAACCCTTGTGGAAGAGATTGTACCTTACCTGCTATCTGTAAGTTACGCACCAGCTCCATACATTGATTGAGATTCTTTAGGTCATTACTTACATCTGTGAATAGTTCCTGTAAGGTAAGAGGCCTTGTAGCCGCAAATAGTTTCTGCATTATACGGTGTGAAACATCACTATTATCGTTTTTACCAAATTCGCCAAGTGCTCTAGGCATAAGATGCTCAGTATGAGTAAGCACAGTATTTGCGTAAATAACATCTGCTTCCGTAATCCCACTACCACATCTGGCCGCTGAATGTATAAGACAAAGTTTAAGCAAATGAGTAAAGCGGCGATTAGCGTAAGACTCAAATCGTACATCATCTATTCCTTTCCATGTTTTATATATCTTATCTAGTAGCAATGAAGCATTTTTATCTAGCGCTGCATTACCTACAGATAACATCTTGATACGTTGCAGATACTTTACTACTTCTTCTGTAGCTTCTGGAGTTGGCGGAGTCGGAAATGTAATTAGCCTCTCTGATTTATCTGAATGAATTAGTATTAGTCGTGAAAAGAATCCTTGTCCCATGATCTCTGTAGGAAACGCAGTAGCGAATCCAGTATGGGTATTACCTCCAAGAATAGAAACAGTTGGGTCTTGTATTGTAACAGACTTACCATTCTTAATTCTGTTCTTGTAAGGCCCAGAGTAATCCCATAGACTCCCTAGTAACGCAATAAATTCCATATTGCCATTACCGAAGAATGTATTGAACTCGTCAGCAGCAATAAACATTTCGCGCGGCTCTTCGGAATTAGTACCGAATAGAACTGAGTCGTAATCTTGCTCTGCTGAATCTGTATCCTCTCCTGCTAGATCGAGCAGGAACTTTTCCTTCGTTGTAGTATCCGCTGCGAATGTATTGTAATTAGCTTTATGTAGTATAGATTTGATTAGCTTAATAGCGGAGGATTTTCTTGTGCCTGCTGATCCTATTAACATACAGTATATGTTGGGATTGATGTGAAATGCGCCATGTACGAATGTATATTGTCTACCTAAAAATGCACCTACGCCGGCAATAGCTGACCACCTGTGAAAAAAGGTCGGTACTTCGCTATCGCTGGCGTAGGTTAGATACTGGGTGAAGAAGTCATCGCGCATGATGATCTTTCTATCTCTTATTGTTTTAGAAGGTTATTACTTATGCCTGCGGTGCGGCTGTTTCTGCAATGATGGCTTCCACCTTCCGCTTCTTAGTAAGGATTATAGATTCCTTCAAATCATCTGGAAGTGGAAAGCCATCTACCAGTGCAGCAAGGATTGGAAGCAATGAGGTAATGTTATCAAACAGTGCATCGACTACACCATGTTGGTGCTCTGGTGGCCGCGATACTAACTTAATTGCATGATTGATGAAGGCCGACATATCTTCTACAGCGGCAGATAGTAACTGGCCATTGATTACTACATTAAGAGGTGCAGCTTGTTGTTGTGCTTCTTCAACTGCTTCTTTGATTGGGCTATCTTCTGACATGGTATTACTCCTATCTATATCTATTTAATTAAAAGGGACTACTCTGTTTCGCTCCAATACTTAGCACCCTTACCATCTGGGCCAGCCTTGATTGCAGCGGGTACTACAAACTCTCTTGTGATTCCATCGTATGCTTTGATCCTCAATGGAATCTCCATACAATTCTTTACTTGTGTTGCAAGGTATTCGTGTCCTACTCTGAATTGGAACAAGATGCTATCATGAATCTGCGCGCACAGCTTGAAGTTCTTCCGATGCACAGGATGTAATGCTATAGTATAGAACACATGCATGAATGCCTTGTTCAGTGTCATAGCATTTAGAGACTGTGGAACATGAGCAACATAAGCATTGCGGTCAGACTTGTTCTTATCAGGATCACCGAAACAATATCTAGTCCATCCACCAGTTTGCTCGTACCACAGTTCTGGATTATATAGTTCAGAAGATTCCTTAGCAATCCAACTAGCGGTACTATGTAACATCTCAGTTGCAATAACTTCATGAACAACTCCCGGATAGAATACTTTAGAGAGTTTCGTATATGTTCTGTGAAACCTTGCAAGTAAATCCTCCGCAATCTGTTTCGGCTGTAGGAACTTAGATAACTTCAATGCCGCTTGTGCGAAGTAGATATTAACTAAGCCCATTGTATCCACAAGTACGGCAGGCCCCATGAGATAGTTCGCTCCGTGATTAACTCGTTTTGCCAAGTCACGGAGGTTCTTATCAAGAGTCTTTCGCTTCTCGTCATCGTATATGGTACTGTACTCCCTACCAAAGAAAGCACTTGCATTGGTAGAATGGAAATCTCTTTCGGAACTGACAGCGGAGATAAGAGCCTCGTCTCCACTAATGTACGCAGTATCTCTTGATTCAGCTTGTTCAAGATCGACCTCTGCGATTAGAAAGTCTTCGTCCGAAACAACTGTGGACTTAACTTCCTTACCTCGTGGGATGTTTTGTATTTGAAGTCCACACCAGAAATGGTGCTCTCTACTTGCAAGTCTGCCTGTGTCAGTTGCATGTGGATTGAGAGCGTATAAGATTCTGGCTGTTCCATGAAGCTCCTTCCCCGCTACAAGATATGTACTGATTAGCTTACGCAGTCCTCGGATAGTAAGTACCTTATCTAGTAACCTTACATTAAGTGGATGACGGAATTTAGCTTTCTCAATATGTTTCTCATCTGAAGATTCGGCGGCGATATCTCCGCAACCAAGAACTGTCATTAGAGCTTTAACTTGTTTAGGTGAATTAACATTGAATCCTTTCACTCCTATACAAGCATCTAAGCTGGCCCCCTCTGCTACAATTTGCGCTTCTACTTTATTCGAGATAGCATCTAGTGCTGTCATATCTCTTTTAACTCCGGTCATTTCCGCCATGTGGCAAGGAAAGACGAGAGGGAACTCTAGTAGATAGTTCCTGAAAGCATAATCTGGAAGTTCTAACATCTGTGCTAGGAATACATTAGCAGTTGCCCATGTATCTAGCGCATTGTATCTGTAGTATTCCTCAAGATCATTTGTATTAGCTAGGTCTTTCCAGTATTGCGCATTGCGTACATAGAAACTGTTAAGGAATCCTAGGTCTTTAGGAAGTTCTGAATATGTGCAATGAAAGAGATGCGCAGTATCCCAGAGCCAGTTGTGGATAACCGCGTCAAATCTTGAGAGATAGGCGTTATCGTATTTACCGTTCTGAAAGATTTTCGCTGGTGCTGTTGCATTGAACTTCCGTATCCATGCTAGTGCCCATTCGGAGTCTAGAGGAATAACAAAGCTCTCACTAGTGAACGCACCGTCCTGAGAATGAATAAGAGTATAACCAACACAGCGGATGCTAAGAGGTTCTCTAAGAGTTTCAATATCCACAGAGATAAGGAAAGAAGTTTGCGCCTTAGCAAATAGAGAGTCAATGTTAGCAGGAGTAGCGATGCACCATTTGAAAGGTGTAGCTGGCTGCCATCTGTCTGGCTGTGTAAGCTTGGAGCAGAATCTTCTTGTAAGAAATTTTCCATAGGATACTTTCACTAGGTGCTCAAGCGGGTCAATGAATACAAACTCTATACCATCCCTCAGATAATACGAGCCTGCATATGAATCTAAAGATGGCTTCTCGTATCCTGAGAGCTTAGATAACAAGGTACGATTAGTGGATAGAACTCCTGTAATCTGCCGCGCCTTGCAATAGGCAACTACCTCAGTTACAGTAGTTATAGGATCGAGATTTACAAAGACTGTAGCATCTGCTACACAGTCTTTTAACCTAGGTAGGTAGTTCTTATCTTCCTGATTACCGAAGAATACTAGTCTTGCGCTCATACCTTTCCCTCTTTCTCTTTCTCTTTCTCTTTCCAAACTAATACTCCCTCACCTATTGCTAAGTAAGGGAGTATGGATTTAGATCATAGAATCAGACTAGACAATGATCTTTGTAACATTGGTATAAGCTTGAGTCTTATCCTTGTTCCAACGGACATTGGTAACTACTGTGACTTCCATGCCCTTGGATTGTGCAATGATGTCACGCAAGGAAGATACGCCCAGATGTTCTTGCAGTGGACGCAGAACCTTCTTCATACTACCTTGTGCGAACTCGTTATCCAGCATGAACAAAACGCTGGATTCAGCACCTGCTGCCAGAGGATGTGAATTAGTGGGATCAGCAAGTTCCAGAGTCTCAATCGCTTTAAGTTTCAGTTCGATTGATGGATGCTTATTAACTTCCTTGCTTTCCAACTCAATAATTACCTTGTGAGCACCAGCTGGGTACGGAGCAAACTCCGGCAGGTCTGCCAGATCATCCAGAGTAGCATCAAGAAGGGAGTCGAGATTAACATTGTTTTCAGACATTTGTATTTCCTTTATATATTGATTAGATTGGTATGTGATTTCCGCTGGTAGTATTACCCTCGCCAGCGGTCAAGGATTTGATAGATTAACAGAACCTGTGGGAGATGTCAATCGGTCAATTCTTGAGATACTAAGTGGGCATAGCCTTCAATATCTACCCAGCTATCTTTGTAGTTAGGGTCGCCGTTTAGGATCCTACCTATTTTATGCGCAATCATTTCTAAGGACTCTTTTTGCGCGCTAGTAAGTTCATACCATTTAGGAGTACCACGCATTACTCGTTTCAAGCCTTGCGTAATCTGTGCGTGCTCCTTGAAGTCACCATACTTATCGCCGCGATCCGCTAGTGTTGCTTCGATACCTTGCGCCTTATTGGTTACTTTAGGTACTGATTTACATTGTGTCATTATGCGAAACTCCTTGTCAGTGTTTTCCCAGAACGAGAGAACTGTTTACGAATTTAGTATCCCCCGAAAGTGTTTATTACTTATTTCCTTCCCCTCCCCTTGTGGCGAACCTACAAGATTCTTAAGCTGTGATAATGCAGTAGCTCCATTACCCGCATTGTTACTAACTGATTGGTTCGCGCCTCCTTGCTCAGTGAAGATATCCAGAAGTGTAGGTTCTGCGTTCTTCTCCAGTTCCACAGAAGTACGAGAGCCGGTTAGGATATTGTTACTATATACAGTAGAGGAAGCGAAGTTATGTTTCCGATTCTTAATCTCTGCGTATACTACATGGTCGAAATACTTCGCAGTATTGCGCGAGAAGTTAGTAGTACCAGCAACAGGTACCAACTTCTTCTTACCATCTTCCATTTCCACTTCCGCTTCATGTGTGATGACTACCACATTGTACTTAGCTTGCTGAAGTTGGGACAGGAACTTATCTAGTAGCTGCCCTTGATTACGGTAATCAGTCCACTCTGGCTTATAGGTATCTGATTCCGTCTTAGTAAGATGATTCATTGCACTGTTACTTAATTGTGTAAGTGAATCAACTACTACAACCCAATCATCGCCTAGCGCATTAAGCTCAACTGTCGTCTCAGGCTTTCCCTCTTTCTTGCAGAGAGCACAAGATACTCTGCCATGTTCCTCACAGATAGATACCTTCTGTCCTGTAATGACTTTAAGCATTGTCTCGATTGCAATAGGGAATATCTTTGTATCTGGGATTGATACAATGTCAATTCTTTCCTTCCAACTCTGCGGGAGTTTAAGTAAAGTTTCATATCCATTCTCCAGATCAAACCATAATAGATTATAGCGCTCTGCGAGCTTGCCTGCTAACTCTGTCTTACCAGACTTCGGTGGCCCAAAGACGAGAGCGCGATGGGTTTTAGATACCTGTTTATCTGTTAGTTTCATTTGAGTTATATCCTTTATATACATCTGTATTCTCGTCTCCCGAGAGATGCTTTTGTAGTGCGGTAATTGATAGCTTCCTGAAGTCTTGTTCTAGCAAGCACTCTAACTTCTCTTGAATATAGCCTCTCTCGTCAACTATTTTAGTTACGGCATCAATACGGATTCGATATACTACTGGCTTCCCTATTACTACCCCCATTATTCCCTCTCCTACTCCTATTCCCTTTCTCATTTCTACTCCTTTCTAAGTTGTGCTTCAATAAGATCATTAAGTGTAAGTTGGATTTGGTACTTACTATTCTCTGCTCCAATTCTATCAATGTCAGTAGCCGTGATCGCTGTTGTGAGATAGCTAGTAGACATCGTGCATGACTGGAGATATTCACACTCACGGAAATACTCATAACAAGATTCTCCATGCATAGGATAGATACTAGATTCTTCATACATTACTATTGTGTCAATATCTAGAAGCAGTTCTCTGATCCAGAGTGCCCTTTGTAAGTATGACTTTGTGAACGGGAGCTGTTCGTATGCCATCTCCTTCGTCTTATATACCAGATAAAGGACTTCGTAGCTAGACAAATCAGGAAAGAGAACATCAAGAACAATAGAGTATCCAATACCTTGTGCTGAATTTTTGTACTGCGCGGCATTGAGGTTAGTTGCTGATGTAGTTTTACATTCCAGTACCATAACCTCTCGCGTTGTCTTATGAACAAGTACAGCATCTACGTATCCTCTATAAACGAAACCATTTGGGAAGTGAATAATGAAAGATAACTCTACAGCAGGCTTGTCATCATGGTAGTACAGTTCCCAATCACTCAGATACCCATTAGCTTGTAGGGATAAGAACTTCTGTACAGCCATCACAGCCTTGTAGAAGTTTTTATTCTGCCTAGGTATATCATCGAATAGGTCAGCGTGCCAACCTAGAAACATATTCCACAAGATAGTATCTTCACTCTTACCTTGCAATGCATCCTGTATACCTTCTCCAACTACATGACCATAAGCAAAGGTAACATTACCAGAGCCATCCGTATCCGAGTCTGCTCGTTCCGCCTGTAGTTTGTACAGCTGGAATTTACGGGGGCAGTTGTGCAGAGTTAGTAAGGATGAATAGGATAGCTGTTTAAGTCTTAGGTCTATCTGTCCTGTCATGAGTTATTCTCCTGCTCCTTAAGTGTTTCGGTAGGCAGTGCGGCGTAAAAACGAGTGCCAACTGGATATTTCTTGTAGAAATCAGTTCCAAAGTCTGGATTCCAGCTTATGTATTTGTAGCCTTCAGGGTCTACTACAACTATCGCTACCTGCTCATAACTTTCAAACTGGCTGGCTTCGACTTCTGCAATGAGGGCTTTTGATTCTAGCATCTTTTGATTCATTTGGTAGATAACTCCTTAAGTAATTCCTTAACCTGCGTATCAACATCACCTAGTAGCTGAATAATAAACGCCACCCTAGCAATGAGCATTTTGTCCCCTGCTTTGTAGGCGTCTATACCGTATGATTGTATAATAGTCTTGAGCTGTTCTTGATGCTTGGCTAGTGGTTTCTCGCGGTGAGCCATGTTACTATCCTTTCTTTTTCTTGTTGTGTGTAATGATAGACCATCGTCTTGTAGGCTTCATAGATTATATATTCAATGATATCTCTGTTACGCTGTACACAGTTATCATATATGTAATCTGTAAGTACATGGTATTCATGTTTGGATATTCTGGTTCTATCCTTCGGAACTATATACTCATAACACCCGAGCCAGATGCACAGTAATTTGTAATCCTGAAAACATCTTATAGCTCCAGTAGCGTATTGCAGATAGAGAGTCTCTTTAATGGATAGAGTTACCATTCTTAAGATACTCCTTCTTGTCTACAAGTAAGCTCCCTGCAATAGCATCATCTAGTTCTGCTATTGTTTCCTCTACTGCTTGTACTACTGTAGCACCGCTGGGTAAAGCAAAGCCCCCAATAATATGGAGGCTCTGGTCTTTGTTATTGTAATCGAATATAACATCTGTCGGTGGATTACCTTCCGTACAGATCATAAGATCGCCGCCCTTATATGACCCCTTCCACAGCGGCTTCATAGTTCCGCCAGTGTGATGTTTTTCAGTGCCTTAGTTGTAGACTTTGATTTCATAACTGAAGTAGCAATCTCTACCTTAGTCTGTGCTTTAAGTCCGTTGACGATAACAAGAATCTCTGGCTCTTGCAGGAGAGTAACTACTTCTGGATCAGCCTTGAGTGCCGTGTGGATTTCTCTTAGCAGAGAGGGCATCATAGGATGTGAAGCTAACATTGCATCTTGCAAGCGTGTTATCTTCTCTTGGATTTGTTCGTAAGGGGACATGATCTAATTACCTCTTGAGATAGCGTAAAGAACTACGAATAGAAGGAACCAAATAATGCCTGACACTATAAACTGTTCTAGTGAGGGCATCAGATAATTCCTTTCTTCCGTAGGATCCAGCTCTTAACTGTTAATTTAACACGATCTTTTTCATGATCTGTACACTTGCGTGATACAGTACTAAGAGGTAGCCATACATCTTCTGTTTCTTCAATGCCATCACAGTTATCTGTGTGAATTGAGATGAGAACAGCATTGGCGGTTTCATGTACTAAGCCAGCTTCGATTACTGTCTCTGTTACTGTAGGAGAATCAGGATAGTCTCCGAAGTCTCCGCTATGTACTACTGTCATTTGTTTATCTCCTTTGAAGGGTTACTGTTACTGTTACTATTACTGTTACTGTTACTGTTATTTGGTGCAACGGAAGCCAACGGAGCTGCTGCGATGACCTGACCATTCTCCGTCAAGATAGAATACTCCGGCATCCGACCATGAGCTCCAATAACCGCCCCGTATAAGTACATAGCCAGTCCCGTTATAGCCTGCGGACGGATACCAACCTACACCTTTCTTAATACTAGGATATGGTGCTGTAGTTATTGAGGGAGAATCAGGAGCAAAAGCCTTGGCTATGATTCCATCTTCGTCGCCCTGTACATCGTCATAAATCCAACTATATACATTCCCGTTGAAATCGCAGATACGTTCTCCATTGGATAGCGTTAGCCAACGGCGTTCCTTAGGGTCAGAAGGTACAAAGTTTCCGGGCTGGGCACTACTGACATTCGTTTTACGAATACCACGGAACAGCTTGCCTTTACCAACAGCGCCCTTCGTCCAGTTGCAATCTTGCTGTACGATGTCGTAGGCTATTGCCAGTGCTTGAGTCTCCGTTAGTAACTTGTATCCTACATCCGCACAAGCCTCTCGCGCCTCATGATAATTGATACTTACCCAAGGTGGGAGCGATGGATCGAGGACGGCTTTTTCATCCGTTCCCTTGGCGCAGTGGTATTGACCTACTTGAAATTCCGGTACGACTATACCACTCGGCAACGTTGTTTCTGGCACGGTAATAAAATAGTCTGTTGGCGCGTCCATGCTATGTCCTCTTCTCCTCTTAGAGTTTAAATTGCATTGCTGATGATGGTAGGCGAGAACCCGAGAACATGAGTCTGAAAGTTATAGTGCTTTGGTTCACACTTTTTAATAGCGTAGCTACTTTACCCTCTTCTGCGAGAAGGACTTTGTAGCCAAGATCTTCATTCTTCTTCTTGATGACAGCTTTAATAATCCGCGCATGTAACGCTGGTATAGCTGTGACTGTACAAGTGTGGTTTGGAGAGTTCTTTAGCATCTCCCAGATAGGAGAGTATGTTTTATTCCGTGGATTATTCTTCTTCAATGGTGGCGTTGACATTGGGAGCATCTTCTATTATAAGATATGATGTAATTCTATCCGCTTTCGGAGCGAGATATATCTTCACCTTGTAGTATTCATCTGTAGGTTTAGATAATACTTCTGCCCTGATGGATAGTTCCTCTGAACCTATACTGAAATCTAATCCAAGTTTTTTATTAGTTCTTGCATTAGCTTCTTCTGTGTTACGTTTAATGTTGCTGATGTTACTACGAAAATTAGTGAAAGCTTTCTTAGATATGAATGATAGTATGGTGTAGTTACCTGCAAGAAGGATGCGCTCATAGATACTTCTGGCATCTAGCTGCGCTCCTGTCCATCCTACATATTTACTCTCACCCATAGAGCTTACCTTTCTGTATCTTTCTGTATCTTTCTATGTCTTTCTATGCAGATACCTTACTGATACACCCTCACACTAGGAAAGATATGAGGGTGTATGATAAAGCGACTACAGGCTTACAGGCTTACAGATTAGCGAGCAATGCAGCTTCATCTGCGGCCAGCAATGTATCTACCTTGTTACCCAAGAACTCGATGCAATCAACAAAGGTCTCTGCATTAGGAGAGTTAGCTGCATACAGAGCCAACTGATCCTTAAGTACCTTGAGCACTGGCTTGTTAGTTTTAACAGCAGAGAACTTGTTAAGGAAGATTTTACCAGCATTACCGACTTGTTCTGCGGTCTTACCGGTAACTGCTGGCATAACTTCAACATAGTCCTTAGCAAAGGCTTCCCAAGTTTCCTTAGGAATACCACCACCACGGCGTTCCTTAGGAGGAATATTAGCAATGAAGTCCCAAGTAACTTCATTCATTGGGAATGTTTCTTGGCTAATATCTTCTCTAGCATCAATGATAGTACGAGCTTGTGCAGCAATGGCATCTGCTACGATTTCCTGCAAAAATTCCAGTTGCTTACCTCCGGCTCGCAGAATAGCAACGATGCCTTCTACGCTCGGTACTGGAAGCTTGAGTTCTACAGTTGGACGCTTATTGCCCAATTCATCCTTGCGGAACTTGAAAACGAAATCGCGTACATCTACTGTGTTATCAAAGTTTGCTTGGACTCCGTCTTGGGTTACTGCGGTCTCATCATTGTGATGAGCTGCTGCGGTATTACCTTTGTGATGAGCTGCTACGATTTGATTTTCGGACATTTGTATTACTCCTATTAGGATTGAGATGTTGCGTTAGGATTGTATTGCATATTACAGAACAGAACAGGACATTACTTCTACTTCTAAACTACTTCGATCTTAGTCCCTGCTTTCGGATCGAATTGGTACAGCCTCTTATTAAACTTGGATGCGGAACATTTAGAATAGGCTTCTCTTGCTGTATCTATTGAGGCAGTCCACTCTATCGTTGTTCCGTAAGCTTTAACTTCGTATATCATTACATGCTATCTCCTTGTTGTCTTTGGGTTTGGTAATTGAGTGGGGATTCCCCCGAATTGAATAGACAGTATGCCACAGTCGCATTTCAATGTCAAGTGGGGCGTTTACTCCTTTACTTCTGGACGCTGTATATCCTTGCAAACACATTCCGGCATTGCTACTACTTGGCACTGAGGATGAGTATGAAACGATTCAACTCCGTGCATAAGCATATCATATGTTACAAGACTGAGAAGTACAGTACAGCAAAATATCGCGATCGCTAGTAAGAAACCTATGATTTTATCGTGCATGATATTATTTCCTTTCCTTTCCTGTTTCAATGAATTGTTGCTCTGATTTATCAGAAATCATCCATAAGACTCTCCTCTCGCCTCTTAAGTGAGCCCTTGAAGAACTCTGCTTTCTCCGCTAGTGTAGTACCTTTAATCTTCTGGCTACGTACACCTCTCTCGAAAGTGTCGGGTTCACAGATAATATATAGCTCTTCTCTGGCTCGAGTGACTGCTGTATAAAGAAGTTCACGCTGTAACATAGTATTATGTGACTGATGGAATAGAATGAATACTCTTCTCCATTCTGATCCTTGGCTCTTATGTACAGTCAGGGAATAGGATAGTAGCATTGAGTTAATATCAGATGCTGTATCTACTGTTATTTCCGCGCCGCTATCTTCCAGCCTTACTTTGATTTTATGTGATGCTTTACGTACTCTATCTTCGTCATCACCCGAGATTGCCATATTGGCTAACATAACATCTATGTCATGTATGTTTTCGTCTGCTACTGTGGTATGGCCTCCCCAATTATGTCCCCAATAATCTAATGTAGCAGATGCTGGTTGTGGATGTGCGCCCGTATATTCCGGATTCTTCTCAATAGATACTATCGTTGCATCCTCTTTATCGTATAGTACCCTATCCCCGAGCGAGAAGTAATGCTTGTTAAAACCTGCAATCACTTCATGTACTATCTTCTTATTGCGCAATGCTATATGGTTAGCAATGTGCTTATTTATCTCTTCTGTTCCGCACGCTTTGTTGAATGGGACAAGAATCATATCTTCTTCTGGATCGTATCCACCAGCATCCAGTGCTGTAGTAATGAATTTAGCAAATGTTAGTGTAGCAATATCTGCGTGTATCTTCTTCTTCCAAGGATGGATAGTCAGCTTGCCATCTTCTGTTTCTCTCTTCACCTGTTCCTTGTAAATCGCAGTTACGCCAGATCGTATATCGGTAGCAAGAGAGATAATAGGACTATTCAAAGCTTGGCGATATACTTGTGTTAGTTCTGTGACTGGTAGTTCTAACAGCTTATAACCTAAGATAGCAGGGCCAAATACTGGCGGTAACTGCTGGATGTCACCTAAGAAAATGAATACAGGGTTATGGGGACAAGCTGCCACAAGCCGTTGATATAGTCTCACAGATACCATTGAGCTTTCATCGATGATAATATAGCGGATGGATTCAGGTAATGGGTTATAGATATTTCGCTGCGGTTCAAACCGCATTGTTTTCTTCTCCATTCCGGTAGTTTCATCTATTGTTTCATAGCGTACGGGCTCATACGCTAGGAGCTTATGGATGGTGATACAATTGTTCTTCAAATCCTCTGGTAATGCGCGCTTGAGATTACTAACTGCTCTGCGCGTAAATGATGTTGCTACTATGCCTGCATTACCAGAGGTAAGATATCTATGCCCTTCTATCTGCATTATTCCTGCTGCGCCAGACTGGATAAGTTCTAATACCTTACCTTTTGTACAAGTTGTTTTGCCTGTACCTGCTGCACCAATAAGAACGCAGGAACCTTTTTGGTCGATGAAATCTTGTTGTTCCTTATTGTACTCTATTACTCCTTGGAACTGTTTGTTTGAGCTATGAATAGCGGGAACAGATGGCATCTGAGTCTGAGTCTGAGTCTGTGTTGGAACAGGAGCAGGAATAGCTGTGGTATTGTAATTGGTATTTCCAGTGTTGATATTGGAATTGGAATGGGAAATGGTGTTTCCGGCCGCTTCGCTCTTTCTAGCTGCTATTAACTGAGCTAGTTTATTAAGTGACGCCGAGGATATTGTTGTGTTCTGTGAGTTTTGTATACTCATGGTACGAATCTCCAATCTTTGTTACTTAGTTCTGCTATCAGCATATTTACGAATTGTAAGCGAGCATAGTTTACAAACCTAGCTGACTTGTTTTGTTGTTTGAAGAGAAGCAGACTCTGGTAACTTCCCAAAGTTTCGTCTAATCTTCCGGCTTTTTTAGCCGTAAATATAGCAAAGTTATTACTGCCCTCCATATACTGTCTTAGTAGAGACTTTAATTCTATGCCGGTATCTTTGGAGATCAGATTACGGACTACTAATCTATCAATCTCAAAACACATAAAGATACTAGTTCTCTCCGTCTCCCAACGTTTGGTAAGAGTCTCTTTAATAAGTTCTAGGCCTTTAATACATTCGCGCTTGTTCATTGTAGTATCTCCTTGTGTTATCTAGCTTGGTAGTTTTCACATATGTTGTATGTATTACGATAGTCTTCTCTGTCATTACAGTAGCCTAGTGTACCGTGCCTTGGATACTGGAAGAGCTTACATTTACCGCAAGAACCCCCAGATACTATCGCTACCTTACTAGCTTCTCTCCTAGCGTCTGTGAATTGATGTTCATGGCGATTCTGTATTAATATTGCATGAGGTCTAGTCATTTTAGTCGTTCCCTTCGTTATCTTCTACGATACTAACAAGTACATAGTTGGGCAGATTGAACACTGGTAACGGTACACGATAGCTTAGTTTGATTTCGTTTGCGCGCTTGACTGCGAATGGTGTACAGTTCTTATATACTACTAGAAACTCTTTACCTTCCCGCTCTACTGTACCTTCATAGATACGGTTCATGAACTTAGAGCCGTTGGAATGTAAGATGTAGTAATGTTCCAGACAGTCCTTGAAATCTTCTGGGAAGTGGAACTGATTGATAAGCATGTAGGATAGAGTGTTTCTAGAAACTCCTGTTTTCCTGTATGCTTCTGCTATTGGCTTGATTGGATTATAGATGGTATCTACTTGTGTGCACATTATTGTATCTCCTTGGTAGTTTCGCTTACTGCAACTGCATATGATTGAGCTAGTTCATACTTATGTTTCGCTTTGATGTAAGCTAGCCTGTTCGGGTAATCGGAAGCTACTGGTAACTCCGAGGGTGCAGAAGCTATTAAAGCTAGTATGTTAGCATCTTCCACACTTGCCTCCGCATCTAGTATCTTAAAGCCACCAGCACCAGCAGATATACTAGGAACGAAATCTCCTAAGCCTAAGAAACTAGATTGCTTATCTCTACCTTTACGCAGTAGTTCCATTAGTGCGTGGGAGAAGATAGAGCCATGAGAGATATTAAATTCGCAGTGCTCTATTAGCTCATCTAGGTCTACCTTGGGAACAGAGAAGATACTTTCGGAGCGTACGCACTTACAGATAATCTCTTTCCAGTATTCATCTATATAGCTGGGAAATGCTCCGGCCTTAGATGCCCATTCGCTTAGATGTTTAGCATAGCGCTCTGGCTTGCTTTGAGAGCTCTTGATTATCTTTTCCAGTGCAGCCTCTCTTTGTACTAGAGCTCTTGCTATATCGTATTCCTTATAGCCATCTTGGAACTCTTCTATCCGATCCTCCCAAGATTTAATCCAGTGTTTCACATTACCTAATGTGCAAGTATCTGGTGTAACTGCAATCCCAGATAATACAAGGCTAGGATGCTTGATAAGGTTGATCTTACCAATTACCTGCGCCAATGCTTCCATATTATTGGATATGATATGTTCCGTTAGTTCTGTACGTTTCGCGGGAACTCTCCAGTCGACTAGTTTTGTACTATTCAATAATGCAGTGAATAGTAGATAGCTATCAATCGCGGATAGTTCATCTTTGAAGTATCTGGAGATATCTGCTAGTAAGTGTTTCTGTTCTAGTAGATATATAGGATGGTAATAACCGCTATTGTGTAGCGATCTTGGATAGTGCTCTACAGAGAACACTATTCCTGATATAGAACATTGTATTTTCATTTCTTAGTATCTCCTTACATTGTGAGTGTTGATATGTTGATACGAATGTATCGGTGTATCTGTATTCGAACCTATGATAGGATAGAAACATAGATTACATTATCTGGAACTTCTTTCATTCTATTGCCATAGAAGTATTCTAATCTGATCGTCCTTCCTTTCACTCTTTCAACAGCTGCTAGTCTACGCCTAATGAGCTTTGGATCAGTAGATGGATGGTGTAGAATAAAACAGTTATTAGTTCCCACAGAATCATATGTACCGTCCTGATTCTGTATTGTTACTATGGCTATTACCATAATAGTATCTCCTTTCATTGTGATATTACATATTACATCAGCTAGTAGATGTATGAATGTATGAATGTATGAATGTATCTGTAATGCAATTGCGAAAGCAAATTCTCTCATACTTCTACGCAATTGTCAAGTGATATTTTATTCCATAATGGATTCCTCCTTGTATTGTATCCTACATGGTAAAGGGTTTTCCCTTCCTCATAACTTAGATTGGGGTATGTGGCAATCCCTCAGTTAACAATTAACGATTAATTCCTGCCCCCTTTCCCATACTTCCCCTCGCCTTGTTTTCTTCCTTATCTTATATCTCATATTTCATCTTCCTTATCTTAGCTCTCATATATAAGGGATCTTATCTTATGAGGAGCTCTATGGGTCTATTTCTAGCCCCACTAAAATTTTTATACATACATATACATATATAACTAACTACCTATATATACACCTAACTACCTACATACCATATATATACACCTATATATCAGGTATGTGCCATATGTAGTAACTAAGTACCGAAATATGTGCTCCGAAGGTGCGGGATAGACCCTAAAAATTAATCGTTAACTGTTAATTGAGGGATTCATATTTTCTAGTTTTTAGTAATTACTCCGAAAAAGAAGTAATTACTGAAAAAGAATCTATCCCAGAAGAAATTCTGAGATTCTAAAAATCTGAAACTCAGGAGTGTAGATTCATAATATATACAGTAATGCGGGATACAAAGATAAAAGAAAAATCCCCTGTACCATATTTCTACAGTACAGGGGATGAGGGGATTTTACAGTGCTACAGTGCTGCTGCGGAGCAGGTGCTACAGTGCCAGCAGGTCAACTGATTGTTGCGTCTTCATCTGCTCTAACCTCGCTGTGAACTTAACTGCCAGAGCATCATCTGGGATCAGAGCTAGTGCCTTCTCCAGTTTTCCCACTGTTTCCAGATCGAACTTCGTCTTGGGAGAAGCAAACATTGCGATCTTGTCTCGGTACACGTTACATGCGATCTCGATCTTCTTGTTATCCTCTTCCGATGGGGAATCAGGGACTCCGAGTTTATCAGCGAAGGCCAGCATCAATTTATCCTTCAGCGTGTCGGTGAACCATTCTTTGATCTGGTCACCATTCAACCGACCAGAAGTGCCGCCGGTAGAATTGTAGAACGCCACGATTGAACTGATGGAGATCTGGTCATCGCTTACAGATGTTTTCCCATCTTCCAGCAAGGAGCGCAACAGTAAGTCCTGAGTATCAATAACAGTGTCCAGCAGCATCGCTTTCAACAAGTCGAAGTTACTCTCCAGATCACTGAAACTTACAAGCGGCACTGACACTGCCATTGCTTGCTTCTCTGTTTCGCCCCTATCCTTCTGTGCCTGAGTGAACCGAAACTTGATCTTAGCTAACCGCTGGCCATCATAAGGTTTCTGATTGGCTTTCGGATCATAGGTTACGAAGGAGTGAACATTAGAGATTACGGACATGATGGAATTTCCTTTCAAGTATCATCTTGTTTCATGGTATGAATGGTCTCGTCTTATCCCGCTAGTTAGTAGTGCTGTACCCTGATGGTGCCTTAGATGATGAACCTGTTACTGTATGTTGCAATGGCTGATGGCTCGATGAAACCTTTTGTCGGGTCTAGGATAGCATCCCGATTGTTACAGTATGACCTGCGGGTGATGGCTCCACTCAGTAACATCGAGTTGAGCTTATCAATCATGGCAGTCAATTGTTTCTCCGTAAGGATGAGTGCGTGTTTCATAGTAGTGTCGCCTTTCGTAAGATACATGAAGTGTATGAGATTACGGAGCAGCACCACTAACTAGCAGGACAAGAATGAGACCGGATTGTTAAAGAGCAGGGAACTACCGAACTACCGAACTACAGGCATAGTATATCAGGGTCTGGCGAATTGTGCAAACTATGTCAGGCCTGCCGGACAATTATTTTCGCTCTCCATACTAACTGACCAGCAGGTTATCAATTGTGATCACCATCATCAGCCCCATTTCCATACTAACTGACCAGTAAGTTATCAGTCATCTCAGAAGCTGGCGGGGGTAGGGGCTTTTTTATGAGCTGCCGCCCGTCCCGTCCTAAAGGCCCAATTCAATTTTGCTAAACTTTTTCAAACCTCCCCAGAAATGACTAATATATAAGAACCCCATAGCATAGCTACAATATAGAATCCCGCAATCCCTAGTATACTAAATTACTTACCACCAACTATACTAGCAACTAATTAGTAGAGAAAGAAAAGGAACCAGAAATGGGCACTGCGGCCACTGAGACTAGAGCATTAGAACTGCTGGGCACAGGTGTAACTCCTGAGGCTGTGGCTAATGCTTTAGGAATTACAGTGTCGCGAGTATCTCAATTACTATCTCAGGAAAGTTTCGCAGCACAGGTTGCAGAACTTCGATTCAAGAATCTTCAGAAACATACCATCAGAGATAACTCCTATGATGAACTGGAAGATGACTTAGTATCTCGTCTGCGCGACTTGATGCCACTGATGCATCGTCCAATGGAAGTGCTTAAAGCAATCCAAGTTATTAATGCAGCAAAACGCCGTGGACAATCGGCACCGGAATCTATTATCCAACAACAAACAATTGTTCAACTCAATGTACCAACTAAAATACTACAGCAATTTACAACCAATATCAACAACCAAGTTATTGTAGCAGGTTCACAAGACCTCAATACAATGCAATCCAGCTTGCTGATTAAGCAGCTAGAAGAGGTGAAACAGAATGACTCAATCACAGCTGAGGCAATTACTAGCATCTGACATGAAGCAGGGTCAGGAGCAAAAACAGAAAGAACTTATAGCTGCCAATAAGCGAGCAGCGGTAAGTATATTACAATCCCTGAAGCTGGAACTTTCCTCCAAGGTAGATTCAGTACGAGTTAAGTAATAGGAGACACCAATGAGTTATAACTCCCTAGGCATTACTTCGGAGGAACTTACAGAAGCTGCGGCCGCCACAGGTACAGAACTCCCTACTCTTCCAGATACCTTCGTACCAACTCAGGACTCTATGGGACTAGAGGAACATACAGTACAAGAAGTATCTTTTGAAACACAACAGGTAGTAGACTCTGCTCGCAATTCCCTAGACTTTCTAGCAGCCCTTGCGATGCCAACTGTTTACAAGTATGCATTTCCTCCAGTATTTCTTTCAGTCTGGACATGGCTACTTACTTATATTGAAAAGAAAAGAGACTTCTCGCAACTCGCTCTAGGATTACCTCGCGGTTTTGGTAAGACAATGGTACTAAAACTATTTGTCCTCTATTGTATCCTATTCACTGATCGTAAGTTCATATTAGTAGTATGTGAGACTACTGGTAAGGCAGTCAATATTATCTCAGACGTAATGGATATGTTAGACGAACAGAATATTAAAACAGTGTTCGGCGATTGGAGGTTAGGAATTGAAACAGATAAACAGGATCTTAAGAAATTTGGCTTCCGTGGTAGGAACATTATCCTAACGGCTGCTGGTGCCGAAAGTGGTATTCGAGGAATTACTCTCAAGAATGTGCGGCCAGATGTTATGGTATTCGATGATATTCAATCTCGCTCATGTGCAGACTCGCAAACACAGTCAGATGTTCTAGAGCGTGAACTAATCGGTACAGCTATGAAGTCTAAATCGCCTCATGGATGCCTATTCATCTTCATCGCCAATATGTATCCTACTAAGTGGAGCCTACTCCGTAAGCTTAAAGGTAATCCCAACTGGATCAAGTTTATCGCTGGTGGCATTCTCTCGGACGGTACATCCCTGTGGGAAGACTTGCAACCATTAGAACAACTAATGAAGGAGTTTGCTAACGACTTATCAATGGGGCATCCTGAGATCTTCTATGCAGAAGTTATGAATGATGAAAACGCATCTTCTAATAATCTCATTGATCTCTCTAAGTTACCTCAATTCCCATACGATCCAGTAATAGATACTCCTGTAGGTAACTTTATTATCATTGACCCCTCGAATGATAAAGCCAATTCAGATGCAGTATCTATTGGCTACTTCGAGGTGTACGAAGGATTGCCGATATTACAGGAACTGATAGAAGATAGACTATCTCCGGGGGATACTATCCGTAAGACATTAGAGATAGCATTACGTAGGAATTGCCGTCTCATAGTTGTAGAATCAAATGCATATCAATACTCTCTTAATTACTGGTTCCGATTCATCTGTCAGCAACTAGGTATCGAAGGTATTGAGGCAGTTGAAATCTATTCTGGGTCTATGGCAAAGAACTCCCGTATTCTACAGATGTTTAAGTCATTACTCGCTGGGGAAGTATTTATATCCAAGGAATGTCAGGCTCCCTGTTACTTACAAATCTCTCAGTTCAACCCGTTAAAACGAGACAATACTGATGGATTACTAGACTTACTGACATATGCTCCCAGAGTCCTAGAGATGTATGGAGAGTTTGTGCAATCAATGAATGTGGTACAACAACAAGACTTCGGGTCAATCAGGGTACTTACCGAGATTGAGACCTCATCATTCTAACTCCCTTAACCATATAACAATGAAGATAGGATACATTAACATGTTACCATCAATGCCGATGCAACTACCAAGGGCTGCACAGGAAGCAATTATCAAGTTCAATAACCAGTCCCGATTAACTCTACTAGGTCAGTGGAACATCCGCGAGAAGATGCGGCAAACTGATCTCGCTTACCAACGTGAGATTGATTTCACTGACGAGCAGATGAAAGCCAA